CGTGAATATAGACAACGAATAGAAAAAGATAGGACAAATGTCCAGACAAAAGTCCGAGAAATCTCCGAGAAATCTCCACCAGAGATAGAGTTAGAGTTAAAGAAAGAGATAAAGATAGAGAAAGAGATAGATAGTAGTGCAAGTACTACAACAAAACGCAAGCGTTTTGAAAAACCTACTCTATCTGAAATCGAACAGTACTGCATTGAAAGAAAAAACAATGTAAATGCTGAACAATTCTTTGACTACTACGAAAGTAATGGCTGGAAAGTAGGAAAGAACTCCATGAAAGATTGGAAAGCAGCTGTTAGGACATGGGAGCGTAGCGAATACAGAAAACCTAATTCTAAAAAGAATAGCAAGGAAGATGCAATCAACGTAGTTAATAACTTGATGAATAAGTTAGGGGGTGTAGATACTGAACAACCAACAACAGACTTTGAAAGCACTATCGATGTTACAGATAGCGTGGTCTACTGATATGTCAGAGCAACGCATGATGTTGTATGTAACAAAACTATCTAACGTAAACCCAGTAACACTTGAACAAGCAATAAGCAATCTGATTGATAGATGTAAATTCTTACCAACGATTGCAGAAATCAGAGAGGAATGTTCCGCATTAAGTGCCTTTGTAAATGCACATGAGGAACTACCAACTGCACAAGATGCATGGGAAAGGGTGTATCAAGTAGCACGATCATATGGTTATGAAAAGGGTTTAGACAAATTAGATGGTTTGACAAAGCAATGCGCCAAAGCAATTTGGAAGTCATTTGACCCTCAAAATGGCGATAACTTTAATGAAATGTCTTGTAGGTCGCAATTTGTTAAAAACTACGAAGTGCAAGAAATAAGAGAGCGTGAGCGATTGAGATTGTCTAACTCAATTAAGGATAATCACTTGTTACTTAAAGCACGTGAGAAAGCAGAACACGAACGAGCGTTACTAAATGCAGGGCAAAAGCAAATCGAAATGACCTCTACAGGTAACTTAGTAGAGGTAGCCAAAGAACCAGTAGATGTAGCGAAATTAATTAAACAAAGTAACTTGTCAGATAGTGGCAAGGAACTTCTGAAACAGGCAATAGGGGGTTAAACGTGAGGGAAAGAGTAAAAGAGTTTGATGTAAGCGTGAATGTATCATTCAATGTTAGCTTTCAAGTGCTAGCTAACAATGAGGCACAAGCAAGAACCAAGATTGAAAACTTACTAGAAATCATGAGGAATGAGGCAACAATAGATTGCCACATTCACCCTAGCTACGATGTGTTTATTGATGATGTAGAGGCTGAATTAAACCAGCTTAGTTATTGGTAAGGGGGATAAATGCTAAGTAAGAAACGAAAGATGGTTATCACCATTGAGATACCTCTAAATGTGGAAACGCAAGAAGAGGCAACTCAACAGATGCAAATGATTATGAAAGCGGATGCACGAACCTTTGAAAGCCTAGAGGAAATTATCAAGGTATATAAAGGAACAATGTGTATCGAACAAAAGATTTAAGGAGAAATGAATGAATACAGTACAAATTTTAGGTAATTTAGCACGTGATCCAGAAGTACGCTATACCAAAAGCGGAAAAGCGGTAGCAACATTCACAGTCGCAGCAAGCAACACATACATTGACAGTAACAATGAAACAAAAGAGCAAACTGCATTTGTAAATTGCGTAGCATGGGGTAAAACAGGTGAAGCGGTAGGAAACCTAAGAAAAGGCAATAGATGTTTTGTAGAAGGTCGATTGCAAACACGTTCTTATGAAAACGCAGATGGGCAGAAAAAATATGTAACAGAAGTTGTGGCTAACTTTGTAGGTACATCATTAACAAATGATGAAACTGCATCTAGTAACTTTGATAGTTTTGAGCAACCACAAGATGAAAATATTCCGTTCTAAGAGGTGAGTAACATGGATGAATATAAAATTACTGGCTATGTAAAGATTGGTTTTTCCAAAGTTGTGAAATGTGAAAGTTATGTTGATGCAATGGAGAAAGCTGAAGAGATTTCACGTAACGAAGATATTGATTTTAGTGAACTAAATTCTTGGTATGACGATGTGGAAGTTGAAGAAATAGAAGAATTGTAGGAGTGAGTATCAATGCTAGTTAAAGATGAAACAAAATATTGTTGGTGTGAGGATGAAGTAGCTGGTGAACCGCAAGATAGCATTAAAGAGGCTATCGAAGATTATGTCAATAATGAATATGACTACGGTGATTTTGATGCTTTAAGTCGAGAAGAATTATTACAAACAACAATAGAAATAGGTCATCCATACCGATATATACCTGAGGTAGATGGTGAACGTGTGATTTGGAATGTGTGTGATTATAACTTAGATGATGAAATTGCAGAATATTCAGATGATTACATGAAAGATGTTAAAAACGAACACATGGATGAATTAAGCGAAGAACTAACGAAAGTATTCCGAGCATGGGAAAAACGTCATGGGTACGAAAACAAATCATGGGTTGTACAAGAAACAAAAACCTATCGTATTGAAGATTATGTAAAGGAGTAAAAATATGAATAAGATTGTATCCGCTTTATTGGTAGTAGTTATGATTGGTGCGGTTGTATGGAGTTTCGCATTTGGTGTGCCAATGTACATGGTATGGCAACAACAAAAGGCAGGTGAGGCAGAACTTGCTAGAGCGGAACAAAATAGACAAGTTGCAGTATTAGAAGCTAAGGCAAAACTAGATAGTGCTGAAAGCCTAGCACAAGCAGAAGTTAAACGTGCAGAGGGTACTGCAAAAGCCAATCAAATTATCGGTCAATCATTGAAAGGTAATGAGGCATACATTCATTGGTTATGGGTTGATACGTTGAAAGACAGTAAAGACCAAATTATTTACATTCCAACCGAGGCTGGTGTGCCTATTACTGAAAGTTTCCGATTGAAAGAAAGCAAATAGCCTATGCACATTTGGGGGTTATTTGATGATGGTAATGGTTGCTATCGTCAAGCGGTAGATGAATATAACGTGAATATGGGGGGGGCAGCACACGATCACATCAATAGGTATTGGTGATGCGTGTATCAACCAAGACCTTGCAGTTAATACGCTACATAAACCAAACGCACTATGGGAACAGTTGGACAAGCTAGATAGACCTGATGTTATTCTAGCTAGTCCACCATGCGAAAGCTGGAGCGTAGCAAGTGCGATGAAAGGCGGTAATGCGTGTTGGAAACAAGAAAAAGATATGACTATCAACCTGTTTGGTGAATACGAACAAGGAAGTAAATTCACAATCAGAAATCACATTGATTATGAAAACTACCAATTCAAGTATGATAAGTCATTCCTAACACGTATCAATGGTGAAATGTGTATCTACAATACATTGAAAATCATTGAGCGTTATCAACCTAAAGTATTCGTGATTGAAAACCCTGCATATGGGCGGATATGGGAATACATCAAAAATGTAATAGGGTTCGATGTTCCTTATGAGAATTTAACCTATTACAACAACTATGATTACCCAGTTAAAAAGCCTACAAAGTTTGGTAGCAATATTGATTTGAAGTTATTGAAAGATGATATAAGGAACACCATTAAATTCAATAAGTTAAACACAACTGGTGTTAATCGATATAACACTAGGTCGCATATTCCATTGGAGTTGGTGAAAGACATTTTGAAGAGGTGTGAACAGTATGTAGAGGGGTGAGTGTTTGACAGAACAAGATATTCAATATGCATTAGGGCAACATTTATTTCTAAAAAATGTATGCATACCTAATGTAATGATGAGGGATAGCGGAAAGCCACCTTATGAGGCTGACTTCATCTACTTCAATTTGAATACCTTGCACTTAACAGAAGTTGAAATCAAAACAGATATAAACGATTTCAAAAATGATTTTAAGAAAGCACGTTACCATGACAATCACAATGTTATGTATTTGTATTATGCAGTACCTAGAGATTTGTATGATGATCACTATGAAGTAATCGATAAAATGCTTGGTGATGCTGGTTTAATTTTAATCGATGAAATAGATACATTTGATTTTCGAGGTAATATTTACGAGTTTGGTGGTTTTGTAAAAAGAGCAAAACGAATAAAAGGTTCTGTTAAGTTGAATGAAACGGAAAAAGAATATTATATGCGAATTGGATGCATGAAGTGGGTGAATAGATAATGCCAATAAATAGTAAAGAAAAAGGAGCAAGGGGCGAACGACTATGGAGGGATGTGTGCCGAGAAAATGGGTTTGATAAAGTCCGTAGAACTGCACAATATTGCGGTAAAACAGGTGATGCAGCTGATTGTATAGGGTTACCAAACATCCACCAAGAAGTTAAGTGTGTAGAAAAGCTAAATGTATATGATGCATATAATCAAGCCAATAGGGATGCAAAAGTTGCTGGCAAAGGAGAAATACCTATAGTTGCATGGAAAAGAAAGTATAAGCCGTTTTTAGTTGTAATGAGTGCGGACGATTTCTTCCGCATTTATAGAGAGAGTGAATGGAGTAACGAGAATGGCAATTAATATGAGTGAGTTTGTGCCTGATAATAACCTTAATTGGTTAGCATTAGCAGCGTGTGTATATGGAAACATAACTGCTGGCAAGGCGTTATGTTGCTTAGGGTTAGTAGGAACTAAACCGCAAAAGCAAAAATCTTATACACGTGTAAGTGAATTAGATAAAAATTCACTATTAAAAATGCATCAATCTGGAATGTCATTAAATCAAATTAGTTTACGAGTTGGTGCAAATTACAAAACAATCAAACGTGTATTGATTAATAGTGGGGTGGAATTTTGAGAGAAAGCATGAAAGTAAAGTTAGTAAGTGAGTATGCACAACTACCAACAAGAGGTAGTGAAGATGCAGCTGGGTTAGATTTGTATTGTCCGTTTCATATCAAAGTACCTGCTGATAGTCAGAAGAAAATACCACTAGGGATAGCAGTTGAAATTCCCAAAGGTCATATGGGGTTATTAGTGCCTAGAAGTAGCATGAGTAAAACACCTCTAAGATGTGCAAATA